TGTAATGTTGTTAAAATATTTCTCAACTTCCAATCTAAATTTAGGATCGGTAGGTTCTACTCCAATGATTGAAGGCATCCATTTTTTGATCTCTTCAAACGTTAAACCTGTTCCTACTGAACCACTTCTATTTAAATAGCTACCTATGGTAGCTGTTCTTTCTTGTGTTAAAGAAAGATGTACACCGTGTCTACGGATTTCTTTTCTTTGAATTTTAATCTTTTTTTCCATTATCTTATTCTATTAATCAATTTTTATTTTAAAAATTAAGGGTAGTGTATTTCAACTACCCTTAATTACAATTGTTATAAACCAGCTGTACACTGTAAATCGATAGAAGTATTGAATCTTCTAAGTACTACTTGTCCAGCTTTCAAGAAGTGTACTGAACTACCATCTTTATCAGTTGCAATGATATCGTTAGCAGTAAAGTCAGTTCCTGAAGGTGCTTCGTTAATACCTTTTACCATACCACGTAACATAGCACGACCTTTTTTAGAGACCATAGATAAGTTACTCATTCCATCATAAGTTGAAGTATCAACAAATGCCATACGGAAAGATTCTAATGGAAGGTTAGGATAGTTCGGGTGTTTAGGAGAAGCTAAAGCTTGAGGACCGTTATCAAAAATAGATGCAGTCTTGATGATAACTTTGTAACCATCAACGTGTTGATAAGTATCAAAGTATCCACCTAATCCCAAGTTATAACCATCACCTGTAACGAATTTGTTATCTGATAACTTGATGTATTGTTTTGCACTAAGCTCATTTTTCATAGCTTGGTCAAACATCAAACGACCACCAATACCTGTGAACAAAGTGATAACTTTATTTTCAGCATCTGACATACCATAGAATACGTCACGAATTGTTTGGTCAATTTTATCAGCAGTTAATGTACCATAACTGTCTTTGTTTGTAATTTGCTCAAACAAACCTGATCCACGAACAATAGGATTACCTTGTTCATCACGTTCGTTGATTACACCATAAGCGTCACGGTTTGATTTTGAATACCAGTAGTTAGTTTCACATTCAACACGGAAACTCAAGTTATGTTGGTATTCTTCGTAAGGCCAATACATTTCACGGTTACCTCCACCTTTAGTGTCTAACTGTACAGTTTTAGCTTTACGATATTTGATATTACCCTCATAAGCATAACCTTTACGAATAGTACCTACGTCACCACGAACCTTAACAGGTGCAGTTGAAGTAGACAAACTACCGAAAGATCCAAAAGATGCTACTGAGTTCCAACCCAATGCATACAAAGAACCAGAAGCTAATTCAGTTGAAGGCAAGAATTCAGATGCATTTTTAGCAACTAATCTTACACTGTAAGCCCATTGGCCGTTAACTTGAATACGGTTAGTAATACGTAATTGGTAACCTAAAGGAGAAAGAATAGTGTAACCGATAGGAAAAATACCTTCAGCAAAGTACAAAGTAGCTTCTGAGTAACCAATACCGAAGTTTGCAGCATAAGAACCAGATGCTGGAGCTTGAAGAGATACTGCCTTGAACAAACGTCCAATTACATCATACTCGTATTCATCACCATCAATTTCTTGAATAGCGTTCATACCTTCTGAAAGGTACATTAAAGGAAAACGAGAAGATTCATTACCCATCATACGAGTAAGAACTGGTGCGATTTTGTCAGGTTGTGCATTAATCAGACGAGAGAAAGAAGCATCATTACTTTTCATGCTTTCGTTCCACACTTGATCCATTAAAAATTGTGCCATAGTTTATTTATTGTTTTTTTAGAGAATTGTTATCTAATTGAGAAGTCTATATCATCTTCTGCTGAACTTCCAAAACCTGTTCCACTTTTCATCTTAGGTGAAACTCCTTTAAGTTTATCTCTTAAAGTAGAAGCTTTTTGTGTTGCAGCTGCAGCTGATATGTATTTATTTAAGTTACCTTTATTTTTTAGGAAGATAGCTAAAGCAACTCTGTCTTCTACAGTAAGATTTTTTAAGTCTTCTTGCATTTGTGAAGCATTGTTTTTAGTTGGTCTAGACATATAATCCATAATTGCTTTCTGTTCTGTAGTTGGAATGTTAAAGTTTTGCACTCTACCTTTCCTAATAGTAGTATCTACTTCACCCCAGAATCTTTGCAATTGTTGTCTTTTTTGAATATCTGCAGCTCTTTGTTGCTCTAACAAAACACCACGTTGACGTTCTTGCATTTTGGTAAGTTTACCAGCAGCAATTTGTGCTTGTTTTGCTAAAGTACCAGAGATCTCCAGGTCTTCTAAAGATTCTTTAATTTCTTCATCCGTGTAATCCATTTCTCTGTATAAAGTTCTCATTACAGATTTTTGTACAGATTCATCTTTCAAATCAATTGTTGAAAAATCAACTTCAGGATTAGCTGTTGTAAAGAATTGTTTAATATTCTCTTCAGTTGCATCGTCACCTAGCATTTGAAGATAATCAAAAAATTCTCCAGCAATAGGAGGAAGAGATTCAAAATAGCCATTCAATTTTGCGTCAGCAACTTTATCAGAAGCATTAGTAATGAACTGTGCAAGTCCATCTTCTGTTTCTTCATAAGTTTCATCTTCATCAAATTGATAGCCAAGTTTTTGAGCTAACGTTTCAAAGAGCGTTGATTCAGTTTCATCACCAGTTTCTGGTTCATCTTCTAAATCATCAACGGGATCAGGTTCTACTTTCTTTGATGGTTTCTTAACAGGTTCAGGTTCTGGTTCTGGATCTGCTGGTTCATCATCAACAAGTACTGCCTTCTTTTCCCTTCCAACTTTTTTCTTTTCAGGTTGTGGTATTGGTTCCACATCGTCTACCACAATATCCTTTGTGGTGTCACTTTGAGTAGATTCTCCGACTTTAGTTAAATCGAATTCTAATTCTTCAAAGCCTGCATCTTTTGCATCTGCCATATTCGTTTACAAATTTATAATGTTATTTTATAATTTTATTTAGATATTTCCTTGTTTAATTATATCTCACTTTGTTTTAGGCTTTTCTTTGGAAATTTTCTCTTTAGAATTTATTTCCATTTCTTTCATTTTTAAATCAGCTGATTTCATTTCTTTTTCATGCTGCATTCTCTTATCATCGTTAAATTGATTAGCCTGTAATTCCTTCATTTTAAGGTTTACATTAGTAGCTAATTTACTTTGTTCAAGAGATAGTTTTGCTTGGTCAAGAATAGTATCAGCATTAGGACCTTCATCTAAAGCAAGAGCTGTAAGTTCAGTTTTCTTAATATCCCACATACCTTTTCTATCAATCTGTTCCAATGTATATTGTTGTTGAAGATGAATAGCTTCTTGCTTCTTATCTTCCAATTGAATAGCAGCTTGATTTTGTTGTTGAGATTGCATTTGTTGGTACTCTTGCATTTTCTTTTCAGCAACTTTAAGCTTTGTTTTAGCCTCAGCAATAGTATTAGTATCTAAAGCATCTACAACAGCAGAAGCTGGAGTACCATTTTGCATCATAGGTTGAGTTAACTGATGTATTAACTGAAGTCTTTCTTGTTCTTTATTACTATCAGATACAGCAATACCGTACTCAGTTTCCATATGAGTAAGTACATCCATATCCATATAAACTAAATCTGTAGAATTAGGCATAACAAAACTAGCAGCTTTACCGTTAATCCAAGCTAATTTAGAGTAATCAAGTAAACCTTCATATTCACGTTTTCTAAATTCATCAAATTTAGTAAAATACATTTCAGTAATCAAAGAAGACTGTAACACAGATCTTTCTACACCACCTACAGTTTCAGAAGAAGAGATAGTACCTTGTCTTTGCTTAGAAATACCACATACCTCATCCCATTCATTTTTAATAAAAGCTAATAAGTCAATATATAGTTTAATAGTCTGAGATGCTAACTGTAATCTTGTTTGATGTGTAGCATTCATTTTAACTGTGTCTTTTGAATAGTCTACAAACATCATACTTACTTGGTCAGCATATAATAACCATTTATCCATACTCCAACCTTGTGGTTTCCAGTTAATATCAATTAATGCCATATCATCTTTCATCTTAGCCATAGCTAATTTAAGACGATGAAATGTAGCATTGTATAATACCTGAAAAGGAATACCTCTTGAAACAAGAGACACACTCTTAGAGTTTATATTAGACATGATTCTACCATTATATGGTAATTTACATTTAGATGGGTTATCTAAAGATCCTCTTTGTGTTGGTACAGGACGCATACGTTTATATAATGCAGTACCTAATTTATAACCTTCCCACACTTCGTTAACCCAATACCATTCCATTTTCTGTCCTTTTTCAGGAGTATAAGTTTCGTCAACCTCTAAAGTTTGAGTAGCACCCATTTCATCTGTGTAGTCTACAAATCCAATTTTCTTTCTAGATTTCCATACTACGTGCATAACCTCAATTAATCTTGACCATTGTTTAAATCCAACACTTCTATCGTAATATACGTTAGAGTTAGAGTTAATAGCAGGTCCTTGAATAGCAAGGGTATCAATTAATTTAATTTCTTTTTCATCTAGCTCATCATAGAACATATCTATGACAGTAGAAGGATGCATATACTTTCTTCTAACTACCCAATCTCCGTCTTCAACAAACTGAATATCAGGGTCTTTATCAAAATCTATATCTAATGGATTAACTACTTCTAATACTGTTTCGTTATGTTCAATTCCTTTTAAAGTATAAGTTTCTCCAGTAACTAACCAGTGAAAGAAAGCAAGATTATATTTTTCATCTAGTTTTTGTGTAGTCTTAATGTAATCTAATCCTTTTTGTCCAGCAATAGCTCTTTTATCTCTATATGTAGCTTCAAATTCTTCTTTAAGTTTTTCAGGTGTAGGTACTTCTTCAGAAGGTACTCCTGTGTTAACACCTTGAGCATTAAGTTCATTAATAAACATCTGCTCAAGATTTTGGTTAATCATCTGATTTAACTCTTCTTCCTTTTTAGTTACAACGTCGTCATTAACAACGTAAACCATTTCTTTCTTAGGACGTTTAGCGTATTCAGCAGATAGTAAATCTACTTTAGTATTAATGATAGGATAATTTTGTACGTCTGACCAATCTCCTTCAATAGGAGTACCAAATGGTTCAGTAATTAACTTGTAGTCTTCTAAGAAAACGTTACCGTTATAATAGTCATAAAGTTTCTTTAACTTTAACTTCCAAGTATTCGTAGTAAAGGTAGATCTAGCTATGTATGCATTCATAGTGAACTTAACCATAGCATAGTCGTTCTTTATTTTATCTTTATAGGAGACGTTTTGATTTGGTATATCAAAAGTCATATCTACTCCTGCAGCTGGATTACTCATTAATTTTAATTATTATTGCAAATTTAATAGAACATTTTGTTAATCCCAAACTTTGAATCCATACGATTAAAGAACTCATCATCATAAGCTGACGTTCTTTGCTGTTCTGGAGGTGGTTTTAGTAGCAATTCTTTCTTGTAAAGCATAGCTACAAACATTGCTGACACCCTATCAAAGTTACCTTCATAACTAAATTTTATCAGTTCTTCTAACAAAGGTACGGAATAAATTTTATGTAAATTCAATAATTGTTCTCCATCCTCTGTTACTTCCCTTTTTTGTAACAACCAGTCTCTCAGATAACTAGCTGCTTGTTTTTTAGTTTCTATGTTAGACATAGACACACCATAGCTCCTACCTAACTTACGTTTAGGAGAATCATTAGAATCGTATACGGTAACTTCTTCTTCTAATCTATGGAATAGTTTATGTATCCTAGCATAAGCTAAAATATCTCCGTCCCTATCATTCTCAAATACAATTTTAGCATTATAGTATTCAGCAAGAAGAAATAGATTCTTATTATAATCGTCCTGTAAATTAGGTCTACCTACGTATTCAGCTACAATCATATCGTAAGGTTTAGAGAAATTATTAACTCTTTTAAACACAAAGGTAGCACCTAATGAATCACGTTTAGTTACCTTTTTATCTTTACCTTTATCTATTGCATAAGGGTCAGTAGCTATAAAATACAGATTATCAGGGGCTACACTATTAATTAAGAATGGTTGTTGATAGATTATAATAGCACCTTCACCATCAGCATCAGGTTTTAACGGAAAGTTTAAAATAGGTTTAACGTCATCTCTAGGTTCAAATTTAGGTCTACCGTCTTTATCTGTAAATAAAATACCTGATGTCCCTAGGTACTGTAATGCTTTTTGAGATCTAATGTTGTTAATCTGCTGATTCAATTCAGCTTTAGGAAATATATTAGTACCTATTTTGATAAATGCTTCAGATGGTTTTCTTGGAAATTCAGCTAGATATGCATCTACCTCATTAGGATTTTTAGATTTACGTTTAAGGTTTTCTACTTGCTGTTCTATAAATAACTCAGCTTCTTTTGTAGCAGATGTTCCTCCACCTAATCCTGTTTCTTTTATAAATCCACCTTTAGAATAATAGTCAGGTAAGAAATAACCCATTTGAGTTTTTTCCATACCATCATCAAATAGATTCTCATATGCCCTAAAGTTATAAGTTTCAGGATCATAGAACATTTTTTCAAAGTCTACTTGTCCTCCAGTAAAGTCACCACCAGTTCCATAGACAAATATCTGACCTGTTACGTCAATACTTTCTTCTACTGTAGCTCTAGTTACACGGTAAGTAGCTAATAAGTTATTAAAAGAACCTGCTTCTTCAAATAGAATTACGTTAGCATCTTTACCTCTGACAACATCAGGGTTATTTAATGCAGTAAATCCCATTATCCTGGACTTAAATCCTTGTACGATTTCTCTACCATCAGGAGTCTTTTCAATAAAAGATGCCATTACCTCTTCATATCTTCTATTAGTCTGTTGTCTCTGCTTACCAAAATCTGTGTATTTTAATAAAAAGTCCAGATAGTCAACAGCCATACCCATTGTTTCTTTAGTATATTTCTCCTGTTCAGACAATATTAAACTTGTAGACTTTCTAACAAAAGTGTAATTATATGCACACTTAGCAGCATTCTTAAAAGAGTAACCTCTACGCCTAGGTTTAACTACAAGCATATGTTGACCTTCTTCTCTTGCTTTTTCACATTCAGTAAAATAATACCAGTCTGAATCCCAAAAAGCAGGAAATGTAGTCTTTTTTTCTACCCTTCTTTTCTTAGATATGTTTTCTTTAAGAGCTACTGCTTCCTTTAATTGTATCTGACAAAAGTTTAAATAAAAATAATGTTCACCTGTAATACGTACTCCACCTACAGAGTAACCGTTTTTACAATAGTATTCTTGTTCATCCCAGTATTCTTTCCATTCTAAACTTCCTCTAGGAGCATTAATGTAACCATCAAAACCACGTAAAGCATTGATTTGGAACCGTTTAGCTTCAGGACTGAATTCTTCTGTATTGATATGAGATAAATCTAATATAAACATTATCTTTCCCTTTCAGATATGTAAACTCCACCTTTTACTTTACTTGCTACTTTAGATCTTTCAGATTGTAGTTTCTCATAAAGTTTCTCTAGACCGTCTATATGTGATGGTATTTCTTTTGATACCTTTAGTAATGAAGTTAAGTCATTTAGCATTAGCTCTACACCAGATACTATTTGACCACGTTTATTGTTAATTCCAGTCTTATGTTTACCTGCTTTTAAATCTTCTTTTAACTGCTTAGTTATTTCTGCTACAATATCATTACATTCATGCAATGAATTTAACATAGTATTTACTACATGCAAAGAAGGTGTTTTAATGTTGTCTTTATAGACAACTATTGCGTCTTCAACTAATTGATCTGGTTTCCAGTCTTTTACAATACCGTCAAACAAATCTTTGGTTAACTTTATCTGTCTATCAAATTCTGAATAGTTATAATACGGAGATGAAGGATTACACATATGATATATGTAAGCTATCTCCTTGATTGCCAAGGTATTATCTTTTTTCTTTCTTTTAGTTAACTTGTTAAATACTTCAATTGCTAATACCTCTGCAGGTATCATTATTTCTAAATTCTCTTTAATCTGTAATAGGCTCATTTGTTTTCGTTATTTCAAATTGATGAAGCAATCCTCCTACCGAATCTACTAATTGTTCATCTAACCACAGATCACCATGACCTGTATGGTAAAGTATACAATGAGTAAGTTCATGATAGAAGGTATGTTCAACAATACTTTCTTTATATCTTCTCCAGTTCTTATTTACTTTATATTTATCTGCTAAGACAATTTTGTTCTCGTAATATAAGAATCTACCTAAACATTCATTCTTGTGACAATACTCGTTATCTATCTCTACAGATATAACGTGACCTAAGATATTAAATTGTTTGGGTATCATTTAACAAAGATACTATATTTTCTACAGTATCTTTTACGATAAAAGTTCTAG